GATGCGTTTTCGATGAGACTCAGGCAATTAAGCCTACTATCTTTCCAGAGGTTATAAGACCAGCTTTGGCAGACCGAAAGGGATGGTGCGTATTTATTGGAACACCAAAAGGTAGAAACTATTTTTATCAACTTTATGAAGATGCTAAAAAACATAAAGATTGGTTTGCTTGTAAGTTTAAAGCTAGTGAAACAAAAATATTAGATCAAGATGAATTAGATGCTGCAAAGCAAATGATGTCTGATGATTTATACGAACAAGAGTTTGAGTGCAGTTTTCAAGCAGCTATTACTGGTTCATATTATGGTGCTTTAATCGAAGAATTAGAAACACAGAATAGAATTTGTGAGGTTCCCTATGATGACAACCTTGATGTTGAAACATGGTGGGATTTAGGTCTTAATGACAGCACAGCGATCTGGTTTGTCCAAAGGTATAAAGGAGAAATCAGATTAATTGATTATTATGAAAATGCAGGTGAAGGATTAGATCACTATGCCGACATATTAAATCAAAAAGAATATGAGTATTCAAAGCACATAGCTCCACATGATATTAAGGTAAGAGAACTGGGTAACATGGGAAAGTCAAGGCTAGATAGTGCTTTAGAATTAGGTATTGCTTTTGAGGTTGCTCCAAAACTATCTATTGAAGATGGAATTGAAGCGGTAAGAAAAGCACTTCCTAATTGTTGGTTTGACAAAAACAAATGCCAAAAAGGTGTTGAGTATTTAAAGGCTTACCAAAAGAGGTGGGATGACAAAAACCAATGCTTTAGAAATAAACCCATGCACAATTACGCATCACATTGTGCCGATAGTTTTAGAACTGGCATAATAGGTGAGGGTGCAGAATTATCAAACTGGAAACAAAATATTCCAGTCAATACGAATTATATAGTTTAATATGGCAAAAATATCAGATACAGAATTACAATCAATTATTAATGGTGAAATAACAAATGCTCTAGGTTTTTTAGGCGGCAATCTTTCATCACAAAGAAAAAAATCAATTGAATATTATTTAGGCGAAAAGCTAGGCACAGAAATAGATGGCAGATCACAAGTAGTCTCAACAGATGTTGCAGACACAGTTGAAACAATCTTGCCAAACCTACTTAGAATTTTTACAGCATCCGACCAAGTAGTTAGGTGTGAGCCTGTTAAATCAGAAGATGTAGCTCTTGCTGAACAAGCAACGAATTATATTAATTATATTTTTAATAAAGACAATCCTGGATTTAGTATTTTATATACTTGGTTCAAAGATGCTCTTTTAGAAAAAAATGGAATTGTAAAAGTTTTTTGGGATGAAAGCCAAAAGGTTGAGCAAGAAACTTACAAAAATCTTGATGAGAATGAGTATCAGCTATTAGTTAATGACGAAAATGTTGAATTTGTAGAAACAGAAGAATTTATAGATGAAAAGGCAAAAGAACAATTAGACGAAATTAAAAAATTAGCTGAAGCTCAAGGTCAAGAGATAGGGGATGTACCTGTACCAAAACTTTATAATTGTATTATTAAAAGAACTAATAAAACTGGTAAAGTTAAAGTTGAAAATGTTCCACCTGAAGAATTTTTAATATCAAGAAGTTCAAAGTCAATTGAAGATGCTAGTTTCGTAGCTCACAAAGTTGCAAAAACTAGATCCGAATTAATTGAAATGGGTTTTGATAAAGAAATTATTGAAACATTACCAGCTTCACAAAATGTTTTACATAGCACAGAAAAATTAACAAGGTTTGGCGATATAGACGAAAATCCTTTTAAACATTCTACAGATAAATCTACAGAACAAGTAGAATTATATGAGTGCTATATTAATTTAGATTACGATGGCGATGGAATTGCAGAGCTTAGAAAAATTTGTGTAGGTGGAAATTCTGCTTATACAATTTTATCTAATGAAACAGTAGATAGTAATCCTTTCTGTTCATTAACTCCAATCCCAATGCCGCACAGATTTTATGGAAGGTCAGTTGCTGAATTAGTTGAAGATATTCAATTAGTCAAATCAACTGTTATGCGTCAGTTGTTAGACAATATGTATCTAACAAATAATAACAGAGTAGCCATCATGGATGGTATGGTTAATTTAGATGATTTACTTACATCAAGACCTGGTGGAGTAGTTAGAACTAAACAACCACCGCAACAAGTTATGATGCCAATGCAATCACAAACGATTTCGCAACAAGCATTTCCATTACTAGAATACTTAGATACAGTTAGAGAAACTAGAACTGGTGTTACAAGATACGCACAAGGTTTAGATGCTGATAGCTTAAATAAAACAGCTACAGGAATTAATACTTTGATGACGCAAACTCAAATGCGTATGGAGTTAATTGCTAGAATATTTTCTGAAACTGGAGTTAAAGATTTATTTTCAAGAATATTTGAACTAACAGTTAAATATCAGGACAAAGAAAGAATTGTTCAATTAAACAATCAATTTGTTCCTGTTAGACCTACTGAATGGAAAGATAGATATAATATTTCAATTATAGTTGGTTTAGGATCTGGTTCTAAAGAACAACAATTAGTTATTTTAAATAATATTTTAGAAAGACAAGTACAAGCTTTCAACTTACAAGGTGGTAGAGAATATCCAATGGTAAGTTTAAAAAATATTTATAATACTTTATCTAAAATGATTGAAAATGCTGGATTGAAAAATGTTGAAAACTATTTTGTTAATCCTGATGTTGGAAAAGATATGGTTACACCACCTCCACCACCACCATTAACTCCAATTGAGAAAATAGAATTTACTAGAATACAATCTGAGGAGAAAAGAAAGATTGCAGAGCTAGAATTAGAGAATAAAAAAATTAAAGCAGATACAGCAGAAGCTTTACTTGGCTTTGAAGCTAAGATTAAAGATATGGAATTAAAATACAGCACACAAATTGATGTGGCAAAATTAAAAGCTGATGCTGACTTAGACAAATTAGTTACTTCTAATAGAAATAAAACTTTTTTAGAAGCACAAAAATCTTCAGACACACTAGAACAACAGATAAATAGTTTAAATGAACAAAGACGAACAGGGCAAACTCCACCAGGAAGTGAGCCAATCGAACAAGGCTAGGCAACTATTAGATAATCCTTTGTTTAAAGAAGCATTAGATGAACTTAAAAAGCTTTATGCTGAAAGTTTATTTAATACTGGTGCAAAGGAACAAGAAACCAGAGAAAAACTTTGGTTAGCTTATAATGTTGTCGGTAAAGTTGAACAGCATATTAAAGAAATTTTAGATACAGGTAAATTAGCGAAGAAACAGCTAGAAGATTTTAGAACCAGTATTAAAAATAATAAATTTTAGTGGTGCCGCCAGTAGGACTTGAACCCACAACCTATAGATTACAAATCTATTGCTCTACCAGTTGAGCTATAGCGGCAAAAAAAATTCTAAACACAAAGTTTAGGATAAGTCAATCTCAAAAGAGAAACTTAACTTAAAAAGGAAAAACAATGTCAGACAATCAAGCTAACCCAACGAAGGGAGCTGAAACTGATTTGCAAAAAGCTGCAAAATCAATATCAGGCTTATTAAACCCACTTAATCCAAAAGAAGAAGAAGAAATTGGAAAGAGTGAAGCACCACAAGAACAAACACAAGAACAGAATTCTCCTGAACTTAAACAAGAGGAATCTTCAAATGAAGATCAACCTTTAGAACAGGAAATAAAGGAAGAAGAATCGCAAGAAGAAACTTCCGAAGAAGTATCTCAAGACCAAGAACAAATTGATACTCAAGAGAAACAAGATTCCACCTACAAGGTAAAAGTTGCAGGTCAAGAATTTGATGTTACCCTTGATGAGTTGAGAAATGGCTATTCAAGAGATGCGGACTACAGACGAAAGACTGAAGAACTTTCTTATGAAAAGAAACAATTCATGTCTGAATCTGAAAAGCAAAGGCAAGACTATTCCTCAAAACTTAATGAGTTGAATCAGTTAATGTCAGTAGCTCAACAACAGCTAAATACAGAAATTAATTCTGCTGATTTAGATAAGTTGTATGATGAAGATCCAACAGAAGCTGCAAGGGTTGAACGCAGACTAAAGAGAAAGCAAGAAAAGCTTAATCAAGCTGTGCAGAAAACGCAATCAGAGCAACAACAACAATTTGAATCTTTTTTGCAAGACCAACAGAAGAAACTAACACTAAAAATGCCAGAATTTTCTGATCCTGCAAAATCTTCACAATTAAAAAATAATATGAGGTCTTATTTGACTTCTTATGGTTTTAATGACCAAGAGATAGCTCAAGTTTACGACCATCGTATTGTTATGTTGGTAAACGATGCCATGAAGTATAGAAATTTGCAAAATTCAAAACCGAATTTAGCAAAGAAGATTACTAAACCTGGCAAAGTTTTTTCATCAGGAGTTAAAAAGGACAAAGCTGATCTTAATTTTACTAAGCGAAAGGAAAAGTTAGGTCGTTTAAAAAAGACTGGAAGTATCAAAGATGCAACCAGTATATTTTTAGACATGGTTAACAATAAACAACAATAACATAGGAGACTAAAATATGGCACAGGTATCTGGAACATATAGTACTTATGATGCTGTTGGCGAAAGAGAAGATCTTTCAAATGTTATCTACAATATCAGTCCAACTGATACTCCTTTCATGTCGGCAATCGCTAAAGCGAAAGCTAGTTTCACAAACCATGAATGGCAAACAGATGCATTAGCCGCAGCGTCAGGTACAAATGCTGCAATAGAAGGTAACGAAGTTGCTTTCTCAGCACCAACTGCAACTACTAGACTTGGAAACATTACTCAGATTTCAACAAAATCAGTAATCGTTTCTGGTACATTAGAAGCTACAAACAGAGCAGGTAGAAATAACGAACTTGCTTACCAAATCTCAAAAGCTTCAAAAGAGCTAAAAAGAGATATGGAAACTTCTTTATGTGCTAACAATGCTAAAGTCGCAGGTAACGATACAACTGCAAGAGAACTAGGCGGAATAGAATCTTGGATTGCATCCAATGATGTTATGTCTGCTGCTGGTTCACCAGCATCACCTGCTGGTACAGGTGCAGATGCAAGAACTAATGGAACACAAAGAGCCTTCACAGAAGCTCAACTAAAAGCAGCGTTAAAGCTGGTTTGGGATTCTGGCGGAGATCCAACGATGATCCAATGTGGTTCTTTTAATAAACAAAAACTATCTGGTTTTACTGGTGGAGCAACAAGAATGGATCCAGCAGAAAATAAAAGATTGGTTGCGGCAGTAGATGTTTACGAAAGTGATTTCGGTGCATTAACTGTAGCTCCAAACAGATTTTCACCTTCAAGATCAGTTCACATTATCACACCTGATATGTGGGCAGTTGCTTTCTTGAGAGATTTTGCTCTAGAAGATTTAGCAAAAACTGGTGATGCTGCTAAACAGTTCCTAGTTGCAGAGTACACTCTGGAATCTAGAAACGAAGCTGCATCAGGTGGAGTTTTTGATTTAACAACATCATAATAAATAGTTTTATAAGGGGGTATTAATTTATCCCCTTATAATTTTAATCAACAATTTTGTTTGGTCTTTGAAGTCAATCAATGGCGGAACGAAGCAAATAAAGGAAAAAAAACATGAGAACATTAAACGATTATTTTTTAACATCAAAAATTACTGACATCAGTACAGCAGGTTCAACTTTTGTACCTGTACCTGATGGTGGAAATGTTATTAAAATTATAACTTCAATTAAAAATGCAATATCAACAGCAAACGCAGCTCTATCTTTTGAAATAGGTGGAACTGCTATAACTGGTGGTGGAATTACAGTTACTCAATCTGGATCTGCTGCTGGAGATATTGATACTGCTGAACCAACTGCCGCTAATAGAGTTGAGGAAGATGGATCAATTGAAATGATAACTGATGGCGGTTCTTCAACTGCTTGTGAATGTGTAATTACATTCGTTATCAGAAGATAATTA